CCGCTGCCACCGCCCATGCCGCCGCCCAGTTTGCTCAGGAGGGAGGCGTAGAGGTTGCGGCCGTCGTCCTTCTGGTTGAGGAGCTGCATCTGCTGCTCCTGCAACTGGTTCTCCTTGTAGGTGCCGTACATGTTCTTCATGGCGTCGTTGATGCCGCTGAGGGCACCACCCACGCCGGTGTCCGTCGTCTTGCCGGAGGGCTGACGCAGGGCCTGGGCCTGGGCCAACTGCTTCTCCAGCATGGCGGAGCGCTCGTCGAGGGTGCCCATGCCGAAGAGTTGCTGCTGCTCCTCGGGGGAGAGGGCGGAGATGAAGGCGAAGGCGTCGTTCGGGTTGTAGGGGTTCACAGGCGCTCCGGGGCGAGAGAGGGGTGGACTCGGAGCAGCCCGTCAGGGCCCTCCGCAACGAGGTCAGGCCGCTCGGCGGCGACGTCCTGGGCGATGACGCCGCGGTACCGCACGCCGGGCTCGGCGGCGTACTCGAAGGTGGCGACGGGCACGCCCGGCAGCGCCTCCTCGGAGAGGCGCTCGACGTTGGCTTTCACGCGCTCGTCGGACATGGCCATGCTGCCAATCGTGCCGACGAGGTTCATGGCCTGGTTGAACATCTCCGAGTCCGCCTTGTTGCGCGCCTGCCACCACCCGAGGTTGGCGCCGTCCTGGGCGATGGCTGCGTTGAGGTACTGCGGGGACTGGTATCCGCCGCCGCCGTTGAACCCGGGGAGGGCGAGGAGGCTCTGCATGGAGCCCATCTCCTCCATCGGCATTCCACGCGCCCTCAGCGCCTCGGCCAGCGCCGTCTGGCGGGCCGCCATGTCGCCGCTGAAGCGCGCCTGCGCTCCGGAGAGGTTGTTGCGGAACACCGAGTCACCAGCGGACGTCCCCTGGCCGATGGCGGAGTTCATCGCGGACGTGTACGCGTCGTTGCGCTCGCGGCCCAGCGTCCCCATCTGCTGGTTGTAGGCTTCGCTGCCTTCGGTGAGCCCCTGGTTGAGGAGCCGCGTGCGCATGGCGTCCTCACGCTGCTGCCACTGCGGATCCAACCGGGAGCTGGCCTGCCCGTACGCGGCGTCGATGGCCTGCTGCCGGGCGGCTTCGCCGCTGCCGATGTCCCCGAATTGCGGCACGTCGCCAAACTGCCCCCAGTCGAAGGGCTGGGCCATGTTGGCGGCGGCCTGCTTCTGGAGCGCGTTGGAGGTGTCCCCGAGGGCGCCGTTGTAGCCCGTCTGCATCGCCCACTCGCCGGACGTCGGGTCCTGCGTCCATTTCTGGTAGGCGTAGGGCGTGGAGATGTCGGGCCGGTTCGCGGACGTCTGCCAGTTGGCCGCCTGCTGGGACGCCTTGCTCTCCTTCTCCGCCGCGCCCGAGTAGTTCCCTGGATTCGGTGCCACCTTGCCCATTACGCAGCCTCCTTCTTCAGCCAGCGGCAGTCCTCGCGCCGCATTTCCCACACCACGAGGTCAACGCCCTTCGCCCACCCGCCCTGGACGCGGTGGGCCTCGCGGAAGCCGACGCGCTCCACGAAGGCCATGCTGCGCGCGTTGGACGCGACGATGACGCCCAGGATGATTTCCCGCCCGGCCTGGACGAAGGGGTACTCGAAAGCCGGACGCAGCAGCGCGCGCCAGACGGACGGGGACTCCACGGCCATGTGCGCGGACACGGCAGACTCCGTCCAGCTGTCGTAGGCCACCATGCCGCGGATGGTGCCGTCCGCGTCCACCGCCTCAATGGCACTCGCATTCCGGGTGAGGACGCAGCCAGTGCGCCCCTCCAGCCATGCGAAGTGCGCGGGCGGCGCGGCGCGGACGGAGTACCTCACAGCAGGCCGCCCACCGTGAAGAAGACATCGATTCCAACCAGTACCGTCCGGGTGATGGCCGTCCCGCGCATGGCGATGGCGACGTCCCCGCCGAGTCCGGTGGTGCCGGTGACATTCTGCGTGGCCTGGTAGTCCCCGGCCCACACCGCGGAGTCCCACGTGCCGACGTCCCAGAGGCTGCCGGTGTTGGCCGCCTGGGAGACGGAGGCCAGCTCCGTGAAGTCGTACCGGTAGCGCGCCTGGGCGTTGTAGGAGGGCGCGGAGCCTTCCGTCAGGAAGGTGGGGCGCACCATCTGCACCTGCTTCATGCTGGCGCTGCCGAGGTTCTGGAAGGACGTCAGCAGCGCCCACTGGACGGCGGTGTAGCTGTTCGGATCCGCCAGGGTACGGCCATCCACGTAGCCGTCGTTGATGCCCACCTTCCCGTCGACGGTGCCGTAGTACAGCTTCCCGCTCAGCACGCAGGACGAGTAGATGGGCAAGTCGCGGTACCGACTCCAGCTGCGCGGCGCCAGGGCCATGACGAGCTGCTCGGTGGCCTGCCCGTCCTCGGTGGGCACCATCACCAGCAGCGTCGCGTCCTCCGGGTGAAGGCGCATGGCCCACCCCTTCTTGGCGGCCTTGCCCTGCATGGCGTTGTTGAAGAGGCTCGCCACCTTCGCCGTCGGAAGCTGGCTGCTCGCCACCTCGCTGTTGGCACCCACCACCAGTTGAGAAATGGGCTGCAGGCCAAAGCGCGTCAGCAGCCAGCAGTCCCCGCCCACGCTCGCCGCCAAGTCTCGGCCCGCCGGCGGCGCCCCCACCTGCCAGACGCCGCGGAGCGCGAAGTCGGAGGCCGGGTCCGTCCCCTGCCAGATGACGACGTCTCCGCCGTTGCTGATGCCGACGAGGCTGTCATCCATCCCGGAGCCACCGTCGTACGTCCAGCTGTACAGGCCCACCAGCGGGCCGCCAGCGCGGAACTGCCGGCCCATACTGAGGCTGGTGGCCGTGCCGTAGATGGCGCCCGTCGCGAGGTACCAGGCGTTGCCGGTGTCCCGCTCCACGAACCAGACGCGGTTCTTGAAGACGTGCACATGCACGAGGTTGCTCGGGTTGACGCCGCCCACCTCGGACGGGCCCGCGCCGAAGGCGATGGCCGTCCACGTCCCGGACGACTCCGAGTACACGTGGTAGCCGTTCACCTCGTCGCAGTAGAGGAGGTAGTGCCCGCCAGCGGCCACCATGACGGTGGAGTACCCGTAGCCGGCGTCCCCGGTGGTGACGGGGAAGGCCAGCGCCTGCGTCGGGGAGGTGCTGGAGGAGGTGACGTCCCAAATGCCGGTGGAAGTGACGGCGAACACCCGGTTGCTGGCACCGTTGGCCGCGCTCCCCGTGAAGGCGTGCAGGCTGCGCACGAAGTTGTCGGCTGAGCCCGTGAGGCCGGTGCACCACTCGCGCCAGCCGAGGCGGCTTCGCAGGCCCTGCTCCGCGGGCACCAGGTTGAAGAGGCGCACGCAGTCCGACGGTGGCATGGCGCTGCCGGCCGAGATGCTATTGAGGCCGCCCATGGGCACCGGCATCGGCAGCGCCTGTACCGTCTGTGGCGCCGGCGGGCGCCGCCGCCGGGGCATCACGTGCCGAACCCCGTGTCGGGCGTGTTGACGCCGTTGAGGAGCCGCTCCGGGCCCACGCGGCAGCCATTGAGGCTCAGCACCGGCGCGGCGCCGTCGCCACCCTGCGCGCGCGCCAGGGCTTTCTCGAAGTCCTCCTGGGCCGCCGTGGAGTCGAAGCCCTTCGCGCGCTTGAAGGCGAGCTTCACCGCGCAGACGAGGAGGCGCCTGTCGAAGTAGAGGACGTCGTTGCCGTCGGTGGGGGTGTCCGTCGTGGGGGACGTCTGGTCAAAGGGGCGCACCCAGTAGCGCGAGACGTACTCGTACGCCAGGCTCTGCGCCGAGATGGGCACCGGCATGAGGCTCAGTTGGTCACCGACGATGCGAAACCACAGGCCGACGGCCCCGGTGCTGACGAGGGCCTTCAGCACCTGCCAGCCCTGCGCCGCCAGCGGGCCCTGCAGTGGGATGAGGCTGTTCCGATTCCACCCCGTCTGGTCGATGAGCCTGTCGTAGTCGGGGGGCAGCGCGTAGCTGCCCGTGCTGGCGACGGTGTTGAAGGAGTACTCCTTCTGGAGGTGCGTCCAGGCGTAGTCGCGCGCCAGGTCCTGCCCGGCGCTCTTCAGCAGCCGGCACAGCTGCGTCATGTTGGAGTCGACGGAGTCGTATGGGTCCGCCAAGTCGGCGGGGATGAGCCCCAATTCCACCGCTGCGTCGTTGAGGACGCTCGCTGCGTTGTCCCAGGCCACGCGCTACCCCTTCCTCTTGGGCTTCGAGGTGGTGGTGGGGGCGGGCGCGGACTCACCGGCGGACGCCTCCCCGACGGGCTGCGACGCCGCAGACTTCTCGGCGAGGTAGACGGCGTACTCCTCCGGCCAGCTCGCCTTGTCCGCATCCGTCGCCGGGCGGCTGACGACGTCCTTGCCGTCGCGCTCGGTGTGGATGTCCACGAAGTCCCGCCCGTCGTGCTGCCTGAAGCTCACCTTCATGCCGTCCTCCCTACTTCTTCGAGGCCTTCTCCAGCCTCGTGATTGCCTCGCGCGCCTCGGCGAGCTGCCGCTTCAGCACGTCCATCTCGTTGTCCTTCGCCTTGAGGTCCTCGCGCAGCTTCTCCAGCGGCGCGTTGCCGGCGGCCAGCGCGACGTACGCCTGCGCCTTCTCGACGAGGATGCGCACCGGGCCAATCCGCTGAATCGACTCGTCGGTGAGCTCGGCGAGGTGCTCCACCGTGTACACCTTGAAGTGCGCGAGGTTCTCCACCTGCGCGCGGGTGATGACGGGCCAGTCCCTCAGTCGCGTGCCCACCAGGGCCTCGGACTCGCCCGCCTTGAAGGCGGCGTACTGCGCGGCGAAGCGCTGCCTGTCCTGGGGGTTGGCCTTGCGGTGCACCACGTTCTTGTTGTCGCCGGGGACGATGATGCGGACGTACTCGACGTCGCGGTGGATGGGCCGCCCCTTCTCGCGCGACTCGTCCTCGTCCAACTCCGCCTCCATGTTGAAGGTGACGAAGAGCTTCTCCGCGCCCTGGGCGCCACGCCCCTGCTGGTGCATCACCTCCGCCGCCTGCGTGAAGCTTTCGGTGCTGAAGTTCATGTGCCGTCTCCTCTGGGTGTGCTGGGTGAAGACGGGCGGCGGCCAGCCACCCAGAGAACTGGCCGCCGCCCGGTGCTGCTCAGCCGCTTCAGCCGTTGCCGTTGAGGGCGGGGCGCGACAACTGGAGGACGGCGAGGCCCGCGGAGGGCGTGCCATCCGCCGTCTTGAAGCGGGCGCCGTCCACCTTGTCGGTGGCCACCACGGCGTCATCGACGGTGCCGGCCGTGGCCGTCACGTAGACGCTCGCGGCCGCAACGGCCGCCGCCGACTTCGTGACGGCAGCGCCGCTCACCTGGTACCAGCCGTACTGGTTGGCCACGTTGGCGGACATCGCGACGGCCACGGGGCCGCGACTGCCGGCGACGGTGCGCGTGGTGGTGCCGGCGCGCTGGTCGTAGATGACGACGTCACCCACGGCCGTGGACGCCACGCCCTTGAGGTAGATGAACTCCCCCTCGCCGTTCGTCGAGTCCTGCGCGGTGATGATGGTGCCCAGCGGCGCATTCTGCGTCGTGGACGTGTCGGTGATGCCCTGGGGGATGATGCGGCTTTCGGTGCTCTGGTAGGCCATGTGCTGGTGTCCTCTTTCGTTCCTGGAAGCGAAGCGGGGCGCGACTGCACCCCGCGCTCGTCACTCGGCGATGAGGCGGCCCTGGAACTGGGCGCCGCTGCAGGTGAGGTTGCCGGCCCAGGCCAGAATCTGCGCCGAGGCGTCCTGGTTGAAGGACGTCCGGCGGCCCGGCTCCAACGGCACCATGTTCCGGTCCTTGTGCGGCCGGTAGTGCAGGTAGGACGTGTTGAGGAAGTACATGGTGTTGGTGCCGGCGAAGCCGCCAATGCCACCGTCCAGCACCACGTCCACGTTGAGGAACTTCACCGACGTGAAGCCCAGGCTCGCCGTGCTGGTGTCGGTGAAGCGCTGGAAGGCCTGGAGGCTGGCCATGTACGTCGCCCACGCCGCGTTGCCCGCGACGATGAGGTCCGGCTGATCGCTGCCGCGCACGAGGCTGCTCCACAGCGTGTTCATCGCGGGCTGGATGGTGTCCTTTGTCGCCAGCGCGGGCATGTCCACCACCTGGGGCCGCCAGAAGGCCCAGACGGCCCGGTCGATGCCGCCGTACGTGCCCGTGGTGGGCGTCACCGGAACCGCGGCATCAAGGCCGGTGAGCTGCTTGCCTCCGAAGCCGGTGCCGTCCGAGTAGAGCCCCTGGGCGACGGCATTGGCCATGGTGGACTCGGCCACCTTCAGGCGCGCCTCCATCAGGTCGATGATGGCCTCCTTGCCCGAGTTCTGGAGCTGCTCCAGGCCGCTGATGACGACGGGCACGGCGTACTGCTTGTAGGAGTACTCCGCCGAGGAGAGGACGTCCTGCGGCGCCATCGGCAGCACGTCGTACCCGCTGTACCAGCCGCCGTTCCCATTCTCGGCGAAGGACAACTCCTCGAGGATGGTGCGCCCACCGCTGACGGTGCGCTGGTTGCCGCGCTTCTTCAGCCAGGTGAGGAGCGCGTTGTTCTTCGTGACGTTGTCGGCGATGCGGCCGGAGCGCGACTCCAGCGTGGTGGTGATGATTTCCGAAAGGTTGGGGGTGGCCACGAGTGGGCCTCGCTTCGTGAGGTGTCCTTGCTCGCTGACTTCTGCGCGTGGACGGCGTCGCCGTTCGCTCACGCCCCGCAGCGAATAGGGGCCTTCAGGAAGCGAGTGGGCCGCAAGGGCTCTCGCTGACTTCGGGTGCTGCTACTGCTGCTACTGCTACCGGCCGGACGCGCTCGCCCAGGCCGTTTCCAGTGCCCCACGCACCGAGTCGTCCTTCGGCGCCGGACTGGCCGCTGGAGTCGTCCTGATGGAGGAGGTTGCGTCGCGGGCTCGCTGCGTGGACGCCTGGGCGGCGTTCGCCTGCTGGGCCTGCTCTCGCTGCTTGAGCACCTTCGAGACATCCGGGTGCGCCAACACGGCACGATTGTATGCGTCCTTCAGGGTGAGGGCAACGCCGCGCTTCGCGGCCAACTCCATCATGTCCGCGACGTCGTCGCGCACGTCGTCCATGAACTCGGCCTCGCCGCTGGCAAGGAATGCCTCCGTCTCCTGCTGCGCGCGAGCACCCATCGTCGAGCGGTGTTGCTGCTGCATGCCCTGAATCACCTCCTGCCGGATGCGGCTGGCCATGGCCTCCGGATCCACGGGCTGCTGCTGCGCCTGCTGCCCGGGCGGCGGCGCGTGGCCCGCCAGGGCCGCGTCCAGGTCCTCGATGGAGATGCCGTACGTCTTGACGATGTTGGCGACGAGCTGCGCCTTGTGCGCGGGCGGTGCCGTTCGCAGGGCGGCGGCCGTCTGGAGGAGGGTGCCCACGGCCTTGAAGGGGTCGCCTCCCTCGGCCTGAATCATCCCCGCGAAGGGGCTCACCACGCGCTGGAAGCCCTCGGCCAGCTTCCGGTGCTGGGCGGACTCCTGGTACGCGACGGCCATCTCCCGCTCGCGGCGGGTGATGTCCTGCTGCACCTCGGCCGGGAGCGCCGCCCACTTCTCACGGGCCGCAGGACGCCAGGACTGAGGAGCCTTCGGCGGGGGGATGGCGCTGGGCTTCGGCGCTTCGGACGTGGCTGGCGTCGCGGGCGGCGCTGCCGACGATGCATCTCCTTGCCCGCCTTCGCTGGGGGCAGGCGTCGTCGTGCTCGTCGGGCGCGCTGCGTCCACCGCGGCGGTGCTCTGGGCACCAGCAGGCGTTGTGGTGCTGGTGGGCGCCGCCGCCTGGGGTTGCGACGCGGGCGGCGTCACCGGAGCCGCGACGGCGGCCGGGGGCGTGCTGGCGCTCGAGGTGCCGCCCACCTTGTCGAATGCGCTGCTCAGCGAGTCGCGGATGCTGTCGTCGCTCATCGTCCTCTCCTGCCTTCCATGGCGCGGGCAACCGCCTCGCGCCGTGCCTGGGTGTCGTGCTTGCTGTCGGCGTCGTAGAAACGGGCGCGCTCCTTCGTCGCCGCCTCCAAGGTGCCGGTGAAGTCGCTGGTGTCCGCGAGGTTGTGCGCGCGCATGTAGTCGCGGCGCTTCGTGCGGCTGCTGATGTCCGTGCCGTCCTGGGCCTGGGCCCCTTCCATGAAGCGGTCAGTGAAGAGGGGCGCGCGAGCTTCGACGGACTGGTAGTCCGCGCTCACCTCGTGGGACTCCACCTGGCCCGTCTCCGGGTTGGTGCGGTAGACGAAGCGACGCCTCATGTCAGTCCTCCATCGGGCCGCCCGACGACGCGGTTGGCCTGGGCGATGGCCGCCTTGCCGGCTGCCTCGCGCGTGTTCCACTCCGCCTGCGTGCGCTCCTTCTGCGCGTTGGCCTGCACCTCGGCCTGTGTGCGCGTCAGGTCCGCCTCCAGCTCGGCCTGCACCTTCTGGATCTCCTGCTGCCCCTTCAACTGTTGGGCGAGCAGCTTTGGATCCGGAGGAGGCGGCTTCCCAGGCTGGCCCTGCGCCTGCTTCGCGGCCTGTTCGGCGGCGGTGATGGCCCTGTCGAGCACGCCCTCGATGCCGGAGGCGCCGCGCAGGCCGGAGACGCTCCACTTGAGCATCTGCATGAGGAAGGGGGCGCTGCCGGGCACCTGCTGCGCCAGCGGGCCCATCGCCTGGAGGAAGGTGGAGATGCCCGTCAGCAGCTCCATCCGCTCCGACTTGAGGGCCGCGAAATCCGTGAGGGAAACGGCCTCCGGCTTCACCTCGACGCGGTACATGGCCAGCCGCTCCTGGAGCAGCTGCGCGGCCTGGGGCGCCACGGCGGCGTCGAAGCTGTGCTCGGCATTCGCCTGCGTGAGGATGGACTGGACGTCGTACAGCTTGCCGATGAGCTGCGCCTTCAGCCGTTGGATTTCCGACGCGAAGCGGGCCACCTCATCCTGGAGCTTCTGGAGGCGGACGCTCCCGAAGCGGGCCTTGATGCCCTGGGCGGCCGCCGTCTCGCGCGGGTCGCTCGCGCCGCGCATGATGTCGGCCATTCCCGTCACCTGGTACAGCGCGTCCTGCGCCTCACGGACGCGCCCGCTCAGCGCGGTGATGGCGCTCACCACCTGCTCCAGCGGCAGCCAGTCGATGACGCCGCGGACACCGCCCTTCTCAGCGAAGGCCGCCCAGTTGTCGATGGGGATGAGGGTGTTGGATGCGGCGCCGTTGACGAGCCGCCCAACGTCCGTGCCGGCCGACTTGTCGTAGACGCCTGCCACCCGGATGGCGTCCTCCAGCAGCTTGATTCGGGTGCAGAGGTTGTCGATTTGGTTGTAGAGGTCCTGCGCCAGCACGAAGTCCGGACGGGGCACCACCTTGTCCGTCGTCATGTTGGCCAGCATGGGCCGGGGACAGGGGAAGAAGCCGTCCAGGCCGTAGGTGTCCGCCTTCGTGTCCAGGACGGTGGCGAAGCCCTCGACGTACCAGTGCACCTGGCGCGTCTCCTTGTCCCAGATTTCCCACACCTCCACCGTGTCCCCCGGCTGCGCCTTCTTGTCGGCGTCGTCGGTGGGACGCCCCATCTTCGGCATGCTGCCCCAGAGGCTCTTGCCGTCGGCCGTCTTGAAGCGCGCGTCGAACTTGCGCTGCTGCATCTCCGCGCGGAAGGCGAGCCAGGGCACCTCATGCCAGACGCGCGCGTGGCCCCACAGGACGTCCTGCCAGTGGCAGTAGTCCGTCTCGACGCACTCGGACACCTTCCGGTCCGGAGGTTGAACGGCCGGCGCCAGCTCGGCACCCGTCGCCTCGTCCAGGATGGGGGGCGTCTGCGGAGGCGTCTCGAACTCCGCCACGTACCGCACCCGAGCGAGGCCGAAGCCCGGCAGGAGACGGTCCAGGAGGGCGTACTCCAGCGCCTGGGCGAAGGTGTCCGAGTCCTTCTCGATGTCGCTGTTGAGGATGCGCTCCAGCATGTCCGCCGCGACGCGGGCCACGTCGTCGTTGGCGTCCGCGAAGCGGCGGCTGACGCTCACCCGGGGCACCTGCCCGTAGAGGGTTGCCACCTGCGTCTGGACGTTGGAGGTGAAGAGGTTCCACCGCGTGTCGCCGTCCTTGTCGGCCTCGCGCTCGTCGCGGAAGCGCTTCACGATGCGGCGGCCCTGCTCATGCCACTTCGAGAGCGTCTCGCGGGCGGTGCTCAGCTCCGTTGCCCAGCGCTGGGCCCAGCCCTGCGGCGTGTCCTGGACGTCCGCCTCCTGTACGATGGGCTCGTTCACCGAGTGCCCTCGCTTGGAGCAGGCTTGGACCTCAGATCGTGGATGGACTCGGTCATTTCGCGGAATGCAGCAGCCCTCCCGCTCAGGCGTTCGACGTTGTCCCAGCCGTGCCCCTGCGCCATCCGGACCGAATTGTCACCGCGCGCCGCGAAATCAGCGACGAGGAGTTCAGCCTCCTCCAGCGCAGCGTCGCGAACGAGCCGCTCAGTTTCGAGGCGCGCGCGGACGTCCTCCGTCCACAGCTGCTCGCTGGCCGTTGAGCGAAAGCGCCGGATGACGCCCATCGCCTGGAGGCGCGTATCTGCGGCCCGGCCGCTCAGCGCCGCGTCCACCGCACGCTCAATGGCATCCACCAGTGCGTCACGCTCGGACAGCGCAGGACTGGGTGCGTACACCGGCGTCTTGTTCATATGCGGCTCCCTCCGCGCGAGGGCGCGGCGTCCCAGGGGTTGTCCATCACGAAGGCGGCGGGCCCTGTCACCAGCGGGGCAGGGCGCTTCGGCTCGCTGACCGGTGCCATCAGCGCCTGCGCCACCGGCACGAAGCACGCCAGGTAGCGGAAGGCGTCCGCGTCGTGGCTGGCCCAGTCGTGCAGCGGCTCCCGCGAGTACGTCTGCAGGGCCTCGCTGTACTGGTAGCGATAGTTCCGCAGCGCCTCAAGGCCGCTCTCCAACCCGGGTTCCGGCGAGACGTCGCAGCGCACGTGGAATCGGATGTCGCCCTCCAGCAGCTTACGCCCGGCGGCGATGCCGTCCGCCACGTCCAGCTCCGGCCCGATGGTGACGGCACCGGCCCCGTATTTCTCCACCACCTGCTCAAGCACCGACTTCCGCGTGACGAGCGTCTTCGCCCGCGCGTCGTGCGGCAGCACGTGCTTCCGGTACGTGTAGCCACGAGCTGCTGCGCGCTCTTCCAGCACGCTGAAGTAGTGCGTCAGCGTCTCGCCGTTGTTGCGGTAGTGGTCGACGACGTCGACGCCCCCCTCACGCAGCCGGGCGAACCAGATAGACGTGCTGTCCGAGCGGCCCAGGTCCCAGACGGTGAAGATCCCAGACGAATCGTGGGCGAAGTCCAGGATGGCACCGCGGGCTTCCACAGCAGCCAAGAGCGCCCCGTAGATGCTGCCCTTGTCGTGGCTCGGGTACTTGCTGTCGATGTACTCGGCCACCCACTCCGCGTCCTTACCGGCCACCTGCCGCGTGTAGTAGCCGTCCGGCAGGTTCTCCAGGTTCTCCGCGTTGGGGGTGCGCCCCCCGGGCTGCTCGTACAACTCGTAGCCCTCCGGCAGCGCCTTCGTGAAGAGCTTGTAGCCCCAGTGCCCGGTGTGCCACGGGTTGGTGTCCATCCACACGCCGAACCACGTGGCGCCGCCCTGGGCCTTGCTGGGGAAGCGGCCCACGCGGCTGCACAGCACGTCCAGAATCGCCTTCGGCACCTGGCGGGCCTCGTTGACGTAGGCACCCGTCAACTCCAGCGAGAGGAGCTTCTTCACGTGCTCCGGCTTGTCCAGTGCGCGGAACAGCACCTCGCAGTACATGCGCGTGCCGTCCTTCAACGGCATGTCGATGGTGAAGGTGAAGTCCGCTTCGTGCCACGTACCGACGGCGTCCGGCACCCACTGCTCGAATGTCTTCCGCGTGGTGTCCTTCAACTCGCGGTAGGTGTTGCGGATGATGGCGAAGCGCGTGCGGCGCACCTTGTCCGGGCCCGCCGCCTGCTCCGCCGCCCGGCGCACCACCTCCACCACCGCGGCGGAGGACTTCCCGCTGCCCACGGGGCCCACGCAGCACCGTACGAAGGCGTTGCTGCGCAGGAAGCGCGCGAGCGTCGGCGGTGCGCGGTAGGCGATGGCGTTCATGCGCCCAGCGCCTCGCAGTAGTCCCTGAGCGCCTCGGCGTCCGCGAGGGCGTTGTGGGGAAGGCGGCTCGCGCTGGCCGTGTTGAAGCCGGCCAGACGGCGGTACTCCATGTCGAAGTCCGGGCTCGGCACCATCTGCCCCGGTCCGGTGATGAGGAGGGCGAGCAGGTGCTCGAAGTCGGTGGGCCAGTCGGCCACGATGGCGATGGGGCCGCTCGTCTCCGCGAGGAAGAAGGACAGGTCGAGTGCCGCCCGGGCGCGCGGTACCGGTGCCTCACCGAGAAACGGCACGACGTGCTGCTTCACCCATGCGTCGAGCGGTGCCCGCCACTCCACAACGCGGTAGAAGCACGGCAGCGTCGGATCCTCCGGCACGAGCGCCAGCGACATCAACTCGCCGCCGAATCCGTTGAATTCCGTGTCGAGGTAGTAGCGCATCACTTCCCGGCCCCCAGGTCGATGGTGATGCTCAGCGCCTGCCCGTCCGGGCCACTGTGTTCCAGCTTCTGCGCCAGCGGGCCGCACACCTCTTCGCGGATGATGGTGGCCGCCTTCAGGACGTGTCCGGCCTGCTGGAAGCCCACGCGCTCCTCCAGCACGTCCACCACGCGCTGAAAGGCCCTGTCCGCGAGCGCCTTGGCGGCCGGCTCCGCGCTGGCGGGCACACGCAGGCTCACCGCCTCGACGGCCTGGACGGCGCCGTAGGGGAGCGCGTTGCGAGTGCCCTTCGGACGGCCGGCACCCGGGCGGGCTCCGCCGGGTGGCTTCCTTCCTGTGGCGCGGTGCTTCCTGGGTGAATCCGACACCTTGCCCCTGCCCTGTGAGTTTCAACCGCCCACAGGTTGAGGCCGTGTGTGGACTTCGTACGCTTGCCGTCTTTCCTTCACCGCTTCCCTCTACGCCGCGGGTCCGTGGGCTTGTCGGCGAAGACGTACCGACGGGCAGCGACGCGGACACGCAGCCACGCTCGCTCCCACACCACCTTGTCGCTGGCGTCCACCTCCACGAGGTCGAAGATGGCCTCCATCAGCACCCGCTTCGGGCCCTGGCCCCATGCCCGCTTCTCCCCCACGACGGCCTTCCGTTGCCGCTGCCGCAGGTGCCCCCAGCAGAGGCCGGAGCGCCGGGCCGGGTCCTGGCAGTCTTCAACGATGCAGGTGATGCTCGGTCCAGGGCAGGTCATGGGCGCACCTCGCCGCGGACTTCCGCTGCCCAGCGCTCGAAGACGACCTGGACGCGAGCGACGCGCTGGTCCACCGCCTGGCGGGAGATGCCCAGAGGGCCCGCCAGCGACTCCAGCGTGGCACCCTCCAGCGTGCGCGCCACCCAGAGTCCGACGGACTCCTTCGCCACACGGCGCTTCGCTGCGGTGGGCTTCCACCCGGCGAGGCGGCGGGCCACCTCCGACTTGGCGCGGACCATGAGCCTGCCGGCGTCGAGGGCCTCGGCAACGTCGACGCGGGGGGCTTCGAGGAAATCGAGGAAGGCGCTGCTGTCGCTCTCGTCCGGCAGCAGCTTCGCGTCCAGGCTCACCACGCCGTAGGCACCGACGCCGTGCGCTCGCTGCGAGCGGTGAACCGTCTGGGCCCCATGACAGGCGAAGATGCGCACCTCCTGGCGCACCCAGAGGCGAAGGCACCACGGGAAGCGGCCCCGGGTGGGCTCCCAAACGCGGGCGGCCTTCACGATGGCGATGCCGGCGAGTCCTTCCGCCTCGTCCTCATGGTGCGCAAACCCTCGGTGATTCAGGGACTGGAGCGTCAGCTTCACCGCGAGGGGCAGCCACTTCGCGCAGAGCGCGCGCTGCTCAGCGGTGAGAGGGTGGTTGGGCCTGGGACATGTCATGGCGCGGGCGCTCCGAAGGGCAGGCGGTCCGCGCCCGTCTGGGGTTGGCGGACGTCGCGGGTGACGGCGTAGACGCGGTCCCCAAAGCGCTCCGCCAGGGCTGCGAGGGACACGCCGTCCTGGTACTCGCGGAGGATGATGGCGTCCTTCCGGGCGTCGGCCTGGGCGGGCGTCATGCCAAAGGTAGGCTCCTCCGGCCCGAGCTCGTCGGCGCCGCCACCCTCCCGGGCGTACCGGGGCAGCTTCGCGGGCGCCTTCTGCGATTCCACCCACAGGGCCAGCACCTCGCGCAGGACGAAGCTCCGGCTGACGCCGCGGAGCTTGGCTTCGGCCACGACGGCCTCGGCGTGCTCCCTCGGCGCCGTGAAGTCGCCGACGTAGACGTTGACGCTGTACTCGCGGACGGGCCCGCTCCAGTTTCCAGGGTCTTTTTTCTGCCGCTCGTAGTGGGCATTGCAGAGCCCCATCCTCCGGACCGGCCGCCCACAGCCAGCCAGACGGCAGGCGTCCTTTGGCGACGCCGCTTTCTGGGTGGTGTGCACCTTCTGCCTCCGCACCAACTGCCGGATGGGGGTGTCCAACGACGCCCCCCGGCGCTCGCGCTGCTCGTGGGCCACGCACAGTCCCCGGGTACGCGCCTCCCTGTCACAACCCCGGGCGCGGCACGGTTTCCTTCCTTCGATGCAACTCACGACTCCTCCTTCGCGGGGTAGCTGGCGGGCTTCGCCAGGGACTTCCAGTCCTTCAGGTTGGGCT